GCCCAATCGACAACAAACGACAAGTAGGTCTTCTCCCAAGCCACACTTAGTGGATTTAGGAGCCCAAGGGAACTTAACGAGATTAGCATCTCGTTTTCGGGGAGCGCGTCGATCCGTGTAAACACGGACTTCCAGACGCTCGCCTGTACGGTTCCTGCATTCCAGTAGTCGGTACCACCAATCATGGAGGTACTAACATTGAATTGCAGTTTCCGTGTTGCCGTAGCAGTGACTCTCCAGTCACTCTTGTCCCTCGTAGCTAACGAGTCGCAAGCTCCGTAAATATCGGAAGCTAAGGGCTTTACGCCATATTGAAGCTCAAGCCACTTTTGGGGAATTGATGCCCCACGTGGTTCGCGCTTCTTTCGAGATAGACCAAGCTCGTTCATCGCCCTACGGGTTTGACCCCGCTTGAGCGCTTCAAAAGACTTGGTTACCCGGCGTAAGTTATCAACTACCAATCGCTCGGTCTGCTTCCGCTCAGCGAAAGCAAGACCTAAATCAATGGAGGACGACTTAAGTCTGTTACGTGCTGCAATCAATGCAGCGTTTCGCAAACCATCATCACCCTTCCATGATAGCTCATGGTAGGCCCGGTTAAAGATCGTCATTGCGCTTTCACGCGTAACGGCATCACCCGGGACAGTATAGCAGACTCCTTGGAACCATTGCCCATTTGTGGTTGGATAACCACTGGGCATGTATCTGTTGGAGCCTGCCGGACTGCTGATCTCCTGTCTCTCAAACACATAGGGTTGTGGATTCAACCACCCCCGAGGTTTCCTTCTTCGGACCCCAGTACTAGTCTCTTTGACGTAGTACATTGCACGCAAACCCCAGTCAGCATAGCTGCTCCCGTTTGATCGGGAGAAACTCGTTGATTTAGGGGCCAGCCGCAATTCTATATTGGGTCGTGTTAAGGTTGCCATATTTGTGTTGGGAGTTAGAAACAGGAGTTCACTTCCGTCGTAATTAAACGACGAGGGCCATTCGGGCCCCGGACCAAGAGGTCCTAGATAGAGGCACATGACGATGTGCTATTCCTGTACATCTGAACCCGAGGAGAACCAGTTTGCACTGGCGATCCAAAGGCCATTTGTACAGATCCATAACCGCTGCTAAGCGGACATGGAGG